GATAGTGAAGGTTTAAAATATGGTGATAAATTAGCAACAGAGCTTAATACATCAAATATAATAATTCCTTTAGAATATAATCAAAAAGATATATCAGATTTTACAAAATTTTATACATTAGAAGAATCTAAGAAATTAATGAATAAATTAATATGAATGAGTGCAGAGAGAAACAAATTAATATCAATTGAGATAAATAATTTTAGTGAGTATATAAAAAAGGCTAATAAAGCTAGAGAAGTGCCATATATTAAAGGGAAATGTAGAGTACCTAAGATGTATGATAATGAAGAATATGGATGGAGACAAATAAAATATTGGGGAAAACAAGTTGAAGTTATTATTAGAAAATCAGATGGATTAATTATGATTTCTAATAAAAAAACAGCTAATAAACCAAGAGTTGTAAAAGTTAATGGACAGGATATTTATAATCAGAAAAATAATAGTTTTAGTAGAGCTTTTCTAACTAATCTATTACATACATATTATAAAGATTATCTAAAAGAAGTAAATCCTTTTAAAGATTTATCTGTATATCCTTTAACTATAGAACTAATGTTTTATATTCATGATGAAGGTAAACACAATATTGATAATGACAATAAATGGGTATGGGAGAAATCCTTTCAAGATACTTTAACAGAGCTTAAATTAATACCTGATGATAATGTATACATTATTAATAGAAATGAAAAAGAAACTATTCTTATTCCTGATGATGAAGAACAGAAATTAATAATTAATATATATGGGAAAAAAGTATAGAATTCCTAGATTAGAAGAATTTGTTCAAGATTTTGAATATGAATATAAATATAAAACAGGTGGGGGAGGATCTTGGGTAAATGGAATACAAGTATCTAGTTATCCGCCAAGTTCAAAATGGATTAAACAAAAAGTATGGTGGTTGCCTAGAACTAGAGAAGAAGCTAAAAAAACTTGTGTATATGATGACGGTAGTTCTATAACTTGGTTTATAAATCCAAATTTTGATAAACCTTATGATATACAATCTATGTTAGATGATAAATCATTAAGAGTTAAAATTAATAATAATGAATAAACTATTAATTATAGATGGTGATTTCATATTATATTATGCTACACAAGGTAATAAAGTATTAGATGATAATGGTGAACCATTAAGAGAAGATAACAAATTTGTTTATACAGATAAAACTGAAGAAGAAGTATATAGAGGAGTTGATGATATTATACATAATATATGTAGAACTACCGATATATACAATTATATAGGTTTTATAGGAGGAAAAAAATGTTTTAGATATGATATATACCCAGAATATAAAGCCAATAGAAAAAACCTTGTTAAACCCAAATTTTGGCAAGAATGTAAAGATTATCTTATTAAAAGATGGAACTTTGAGGTATGTGACTTCATTGAAGCAGATGATGCGGTAAATATTACAAGAAATAAATTAATAGATACTTATGATTCTGTTATAGTAACTACAGATAAAGATTTAATTAAATGTATTAAAGGTACTTATTTAAATCCTAGAGATTTTGAAATATATTATACTAGTGAAAATGTTGCAAAATATAATTTTTGGAAATCTATGATAGTTGGTGATTCTATTGATAATATTAAAGGAATTCCCAAAAAAGGTAAAGTTTATGCTGAAAAAATATTAAATGATCATACTTTATATAGGTCTGATGTTATTGCAGCTTATAAAGAATGTAATATAGATATTGATACGTTTTGGTTAAATTACAATTTACTTAAAATATTAGATGATTATGAAGGATTTGTAATACCAGAAGTACAAACTTGTATTAAGAGGAAAGGAGATGTGGCTATAGAGTGGAAAGAGTAGAAGAAATAGAAAAAGTAGATAAAACTAAATGGAATAAATCTGTTTATTTTATACTACCAATGATAGGTATAAGTAGCAATTACCGAAATTTAATAAATTGTTATTTAGGAGATTCAAAATATCCTAAATACAATTATAATAAAATATTAGTTGAATTAAAATTTAAAGATAACTATATTTTAAAGAACGAATATTTAACCGAATATTATGAAACAGAAAAAAATACAGTTATCTATGTTTTTGATGTACCTAATAAATTTGAAAAAGATTTTTTTCTATTTCTTACAGGTAAATATTCAAAGGTTTCAGATAATTATAAAAAGCATATATTAAGTTTTATACAAATTAGACCTGTTCAAAACAGTTATGTGTATAAAATTTTATATAAGACAACAGATTTGAAACTTAAAGTAGAGGAATCAATAGGTCAAGAATTACCTGATGATGCTGAAATTTGTTCAATAGCTGATTGGAGTAAAGAAATAAGGGAGGAAATGTGAAAGAGAGATTAAAAATGTCTAATGATTTTATGGATAATGTTATAACTGATAGATGTGGTAATATTCTAACAGTATTAACTATAAAAGCATTAGAATACGTTAGAAATGAAGATAGATTGCACAACTTTAATGTTGGTGCTGAATTAGAAAATAAAACTAGAGAAGATGTACTTCATAGTTTCTTTCTAAAACATTATATAAGCTATTTAGATATGTTAACAGATATTAGAGAAGGTAAACTTCCTACAGCTGATTATGTAGATGAAAAGATTGGAGATATGATTAATTATCTTATACTTCAAGAGGCTTCAATAAAACAGAAAATAACAATAGAAGGAGGAAATAGTGAGTAAGGAAGATATAAAAAAAGAGTTTATTAAAAGTCAACTCTTAAACAATAAAGGATACCTGTCTAGTACAGGTGTTCTTAAAAAAGGATATGCTTATCTAGCAGCTAAATTTGACTGTACACAAGTATTAATAAAAGAAATAGTAACAGAACTTAGAAAGAATTTTAAGTACGATGCTGTTACTGCTGAAGATATTAAAACAGTTAATGTAATTAGTAAAAAATATACAAATAGACTTGTAATTGGAGATTTACATGCTCCTTGGATATTAGAAGGATATTTAGAATGGTGTAAAGAATTAGAAAGAGAATATAAATGTAATGAAATTATGTTTATAGGAGATGTTATAGACTCTGGTGCATGGAGTTTCCACGAACATGATGTTGATGGAATGAGTGTAGGAGATGAATTAACAGCTTCTATAAGACAATTACAAATTGCTTATAAACTATTTCCTAAAGCTGATATTACATTAGGTAATCATGATTTATTAGTTGCAAGGAAAGCAAGAGCAGCAGGATTATCACAAAGATTTATTAAAGACTTTGGTGAAATCATAGAAGCTCCTAAAACATGGAACTTTAGACATGAATTTATTTATGATAATGTAAGATATATACACGGTAGTTCAGGTAATGCTTTTACTAGAGCTAAAGAGTCTAGAATGTCAACAGTACAAGGTCATTTACATAGTCAAGCATTTTTACAATACTCTGTATCTGAAAAAGATGCAATTTATGGATTACAAATAGGATGTGGTATAGATAGAGAAGCCTATGCTTTTGATTATGCTAAACCTTTTCCTAAGAAACCTATTGTATCAGCAGGTGTAGTATTGGAAAATGGTAAATTACCTATATTAAGATTAATGAATTTGTAATGAAAAAATATAGATTTTTTTATCATTACAGAAGAAGTGATAAAAGAATGAGTGTACATTTTAAAAAACAATGTATACCATGTGAAGATGTAATTTGTGAAGTAGCTTGTGAAACTAAAAGAAATAAAATACAACCTTATTTAGTTTTGCAAGGATTTGCAAATAGTGTAGAAGTAATAAATAATAAAGTAATAATTAAATAGTGAGAGAAATAGAAGATATTAATTATACCATAAGTGATTTAGTTGACTTATGTTATGGATTATCAAGTGATGCTGGATGGCATAATAAACCTAGAGAAACAGGTACAATGTTGATGCTTATAGTTTCTGAAATAGCTGAGGCTATGGAAGGAGATAGAAAGAATTTAATGGATGATCATTTACCACATAGGTCAATGATGGAAGTTGAATTAGCAGATGCGGTAATAAGGATATGTGATTTAGCTGGTAAAGAAAAATTAGATTTAGGTGGAGCTATTATAGAAAAACTTAGATATAATCAACAACGAGCAGATCATAAATTAGAGAATAGAGAATTAGAAAACGGTAAAAAATATTAATAGAAAGATAAGATGAAGATGGAAAATACAAAAAAAGTAAGACAGACTAATACAGGTAAAAAAGGAATCACTTTTAGAGCTAATAGGAATAGATTTGAGACACAATTTACCTTTATGGGTAATAAGCAACATATAGGTTCTTTCAAGAGCTTAGAAGAGGCTGTAAAAGCTAGAAATAGTTTTATTAATGGCTTGAAATAATGGTAGATAAAGAAAATTTAGACCCTGTTACTGTTGAAATAACGTTTAAAGACCAATATGGAGATATTCATAGTTCAATAATAAATTATGAACATAGAGAAACGTTTTATAATGATCCTGAACCAATATTGCATTCTTTAAAAGCTTTTTTAAGACTATCATTAGTCAAAGAAGAAGTTTTAGAAAGAACAATAAATGTTTAAATATTAACAAACTGCTGAAAAATTGATTTGTAGTAGGCACAATTAAGGAAGATAACCAGAAATCAGGAATAGACTGTAACTTCCTTTTATAAAGCGATGAAAGTAAAATTATTAAAGAAAATAAGAAAAAGATTTAATTGGTATATAGGTAAAACTGGATTTCCAGTACTTATAGACCATTTAAAAAGATGTGCAATAATAATAGATGTAGATTTTTTAAAAGAACAAACAGATTATTCAGATGAAGATGTAAAAAATAAAGTAACAATTTCTATGGAAGATTGGGCTTGGAATTATTTACATAATCTTATATTAAAACCTTATGGTTATTCATTAAAAGATATTAGATATAATATTGCTATTAAAAGATCTAGAATAAAGAATAGGAGTAAAAAATGAATTTAGAAGAAAAAGTTAAAATTATAACAAATAATTCATCAGTAGAATATTGTTTACAAAAAACTGCTGAAGAATTATTTGAATTAGGTGAAGTAATTATGAAACAAATTACTAAACCTAACGGAGCTGATAGTCCAGAAAGATTAGCTAAAATAATAGAAGAATCTGGTGATGTTTTATTAAACATTAATATATTAGCACAAAAGTTAAATATAACAGATAAAATTGGTGAAAGAATAGTACATAAGGTAGAACAGTGTTTTGAAAGAGTAAATAAAATTAAATATACAAGTAAAAAATGATAGTAAATAATTTTAGTAGAAAACAATTAGTAGAAGGAATAAACTTTGGATTTGGTTATGGTTTCGTAAATAAAATAAATGCAACAATAACT